GTGGTACTTGGTCTGTAAGTTATTCTCCAGGACCTTTCTACACAGATAACGATGGTACTGGAACTTCAATACAGCCTGAGTCTACAGGTACAGTTTCTTTATCAGGATTAACATTAACTAATGGTGTAACATACACCTTAAATACTTAATAACATGGCTTGGACAGATTTAACACAAGAAGAACAAGAAACTTATATAACAATGTTTCATGCTAATGGTATGACTGAACAGCAAGGTATAGATTTATACAACGAACAAAACCCTTAATTAAAACCAACTAAGTAGTATGGCTACTCAAAAGACATACCAAATTAATATTGACGTTGAAAGTAAAACTCTTGGTCAATTAGAAGATCAGTTAGCTAACGTTAACGAAGAGTTAAAAGATGTCGATAGAAACAGTGAGGCTTTTAAGAATCTTTCTAAACAAGCTCAGGTACTTAATGCTGAGATTGAAAAGACTAATAATGAAATAGAGGGTCTTAAGTTAGAAGATAAACTTATGGCTGCAGATGGTGCTGCTAAAATATTTGGTGGGTCTTTATCTTCAGTAGTAGGTACTTTAGGTGTATTAGGTATAGAATCAGAAGTATTTGGTGAGTTTGAAGAGAAAGCTGCCTCAGCCATCAGTAGGTTTAGGTATCAAAGATGTAACAGAAGGTTTCGGTCAGTTTACCCAAGTAATGAAAAAAAGTGGTATAGCTGCAAAACTTTTTGGTTCTACTACCAGTAAAGCTTTGGTTGCTACAGGTATTGGTGCTTTTGTAGTAGCATTAGGTTTGGTTGTTGCCAATTGGGATAAAATAACTAAAGCAGTTAAAAATGCTGCTAATTCATTTCCTTTTATTGGTAAAGCAATTGATGCAGTTAAAGAGACGTTCAATAATTTATTTGATGCAGCAAGACCAGTACTTGAATTTTTAGGTATTTTACCAGATGAAGCTGAAAGAGCAGCAATGGCAGTGGTAGAATCTACTAATCAAAACATTTCTCAGTTAGAAAGAGAGTTAGCAGTAGCACAAGCAGCTGGAGAGTCAGCTAAACAAATATATGAGTTAAGAAAACAACTTATAGAAGAAGAACTTGAAAACTTAAGAGCTTCTAATGCTGAGAAAGAAGAAATATTTGCTAAAGAGACTGAGTTATTAGCTTTAAATGCAGCAGAACAGAAAAGAATAAGAGATGAAGCTGCAGAAAATCCTGAACAGGTAAGAGAAAGAATTACAGCAGTAAATGCTATTAAGGTAGAAGGTTTACAAGAACTAAATACTCAAGAAATAGAGGTATTAGATGCTGCACAGATAAACAAAGATATAATTAACCAGAGAGAGTTAGAAAGTAGAGAAAGGTTAGTTCAATCAGATTTAATATTACAGGCTAAGTTAGATGCTGCCAGACAATCTTCTTTAGATAATGTTATTGCAATAGCTGGTGCTGAATCAAAAGTAGGAAGAGCTGCTTTAATAGCCAAACAAATACTAGCTGCAAAAGAGTTAGTAATAGAAGCATCTAAAACTATTGCTTTCTCTTCTCAGGCTGTAGCAAGATCAACAGTAGCAGTTGCAGAAGGTACTGCACAAACAGCTAAAATTGGTTTTCCTCAAAATATACCATTACTAATTGGATATGCCGCTCAAGCAGCAGGTATAATACTTGCAATACGTTCAGCAGTAAAATCAGCTAAAGGAGTAGATGCTTCAATTGCAACTCCTACAATTCCTACAAGTGGTCCTAGAGGAGCAACGTCTTCACCACAACAACAAGGCACTTTTGACGTACCACAAACATTTACAGAAACAGGACCTACAGTAAAAGCTTACGTATTATCAGGAGATGTAAGAAGTTCTTCAGAAGCAGATGCTAAAATAGAAAAAAGGAGAACCATTGACTAGCAAACCTATTTAGACTTATGAAGATAGTTGAACTACTTATTAACGAATTAGATAAATTGTCAGGATTTGATGCAGTAGCATTAGTAGAAGAACCAGCCATTGAAGCTGATTTTTTTGCTTTTAAATCTGAAGACTTAGAAGATATAATTACTTTACAGCTTATAAAATTAGGTTTACAGGAACAATTTGTAGATCGTTTACCTGGAGAAAGTAGAGATGACTACTTAGGTAGATGTATTCCTCAGCTTATATCAGAAGGATATGATGAAGATCAAGCAGCAGCTATTTGTTATGATACTTTTGATGTAAATGTAGCAGGTTTACCAGATTATATTAACCAAATTTCTTCAAGTAATGAACAATTCGATTCTTATACAGACTATCCTGAGTCTGCCACAAATGCTGCCAAAAGAGCTCTTGAATGGAGAGATTCACACCCTGACCAAGGCTGTGGTACAAGAGTCGGATGGGCAAGAGCTAATCAGCTTGCTAAACGAGAGCCAATATCAGAAGAGACTATTGCAAGAATGGCAAGCTTTGCTAGACATTTACAACATGAAGACATACCCTACTCAGAAGGTTGCGGTGGCTTAATGGTTGATGCATGGGGTGGTCGCTCCGGTATTGAATGGGCACAACGTAAGTTAGACGATATAAGAGAAGAGAATAATAAGGAGAGTTTAGCATTTACAAGGAAAGACGATGCATATCATTTTGCATTAAACGTAGACGAACAAGTAGTTGTTGGTCCACTTATGATTCCAGACAAGCTTATTTTAAGAATAGATGAAGAAGGTAATCCTTACCATGTATTTTTTAGTAAAGATACAGTAAAAGCTATTGCCAACAAAATGATGCGTTCCAAACTACTGGATAAAATGAATATCGAACATAATCCAGACAGACCAGTAGAAGGGTATATGATGGAAACATGGATAGTAGAAGATTCTATGAAAGATAAATCTGCTTTATACGGATTTGATTTACCAGAAGGTACTTGGGTAGGTATGTATAAAGTAGAAAACGAAGATGTCTGGGAGTTAGTAAAACAAAAACAAGTTAAGGGATTTAGTATTGAAGGGTTCTTTTCAGATAAATTAGTACAAGCTAAAAAAGAGAATATATAAATATATATTTATGGACCTAGATATTTTAAAAGTACATGCTGTAAACTTATCAGCACTCCTAGTATCTTCTATGGAAGTAAATGAAGTACTTCAAACCATTGCATTACTACTAGCGATAATATATACTGTTATCAAGATTTACCAAAGAGTAAAATTTAGAAGTTAAAAGGAGTTAGCCGACCTTGAATGGAACTATCAAGTGTAAGAAATAAAACTGGCCGGCTAGTCCTTTATTTTTTCAAACCTCTATATGACTTTTTAAAGTAGGGTTCGTACTTTTCTTTATGTAGTACATTTAACTCAGGTTGTAGTTTTTGTATCCAGTACTTTTCCAATTTCAACCTTTTATCTCTATCAGATTCATACTCTAGTATTTTATGGTAAAGTACTTTAGCACCTTTTGCTCCTACATTACCTCTAAACTTACTATTAGTATGTTGTAAAACTCTATGATGTATTTTATCTGAAGCTCCTACATACAAACCTTTAGTTGTTATAAGTAAATAAACACCTTCGTTATCTCTGTTAAACATAGCTTGTTGAGCTTTTTTAACATCTTGTAACCAACGTTCAGGATTGTTTTTTCTCCACTTTTTAGCTGGACCTTTAGTTTTTTCATAGTGGCATTTACGACAATAGTTGTAAACATACACATTACCTGTTTTTTTATTGGTAATATGATAGTAATGATCTACTGGGTAATCTTTACCACACTTATTACAAGGTTTACTAGGCATCTGGAGATTCATTATATAGGTTAGCTATATCAACTACTACTCTATACTGACCTTCAGTTAAAGTATCATAGTCATTGTTAAGTAAGCTTTCTAAGAAAGAAGTATTGTTGTTGTTAGCTTCTTGTAATCTAATTAGCTTTTCTATAAACTCTCTATCCTTGTTTATAAGCTTTTTAGGTTTATCAGAATTTACTATACTCTGAAGCTTACTAACGTTATTACTTTCTATAGAACTATTACCTTCTATACTATCTATTAGCTTAATCATTTCTTTAGCTAATGCTTTAATACTTTGTAATTCTTTATTCATTTCTTAATAATTTAATGTTATATATTATAATATAGTTGTAATTTTCCAAAAAAACAAAAATTATTTACCTTTTTCCGAAAAATTTACTAAAAACATAGTATTTGTACATTATCCGTAAAAATTAACAAAACAGTTGAACCTTTGAAAAAAAATGACTAACTTCTCGGAAAGGATAAGGTTTTTAGGTTATAGGTAGATAATTATATATAAAGTAAAAGATGAAAGAAGATAGAGAAAGGTTGAAAGAAAAGAGTACCAAGCTAACCTGGGAACAGTTCGAACAAAGGATAGATAGTATTTTTAATAGTATACAAAGCTTAATAGAAGAAACAAATGATACTAAGAACGATTGATAACTTTCTTACAGAGCATCAATGTAAGCATTTAATAAAGGTAATAGATAAACAGAACCATAAAAGTACTGTAGCTTCAGATGGTGGTACTGCTTATGAAGAACAATCCAGAAATAGTAGTACTAGTTACCTACCTCCAGATGATTTAGTGGTTAGAGCTTTATTAGATAAAGCAGCAGAAACATTAGGTATTGATAAATCTTTAGCAGAAGGTGTACAAGGTCAGTTATATGAACCAGGTCAATACTTTAAACCTCACTTTGATTGGTTTCAAGGTAAAGATTTACAAACACACTGTAAAAGTACCGGTAACAGAAGCCATACACTAATGATCTACCTTAACGATGACTTTGAAGGTGGTAAAACAGACTTTAGTACTATACAATTTACAGGTCAACCTCAGACTGGTAGAGCTATAACATGGACTAACTTAAAAAGTGATGGTTCTGGAGATCCAGATGCTTTACATGAAGGACAACAAGTAACAAAAGGTAAAAAATATATAGTTACCACTTGGTGGAGAACTGGTATACCCTTACCTGATAAAACTACCTCAGATAAAACATTTACTTCTCATGAAGACTTTCCTAAACTTACACCTAAAGGTTACAAAGTAGTAGATATACCTAAAGATACATGGGAGTTTATACAAAAAATGTGGAAAGAAGTACAATCAGAAGGACCACAAGAAGAAATATTTGATGGCAAGGAAGGCATCATAACAGGACAAGGAGTTACAAGCCATTTATACTCTTTAGATAAAGTGTCTCTCTTAAGAGATGAACTTCACGATATGTTACTACCTATGCATGAAGAGTTCTGTGGAGAGAAACTAGAAAAAACGTTTATTTACGGTGTAAGAGAGTATTTAAAAGGTGCTAATTTAATACAACATAAGGATAGAATTGAAACCCACCATATATCAAGTATCATACTGTTGGATAAAAATTTAAAATGTGGTTGTAAAACAAAAGAATTAGGAGCTGATTGGGCATTAGACTTTCAAACACATGATGGTACATGGGAAAAAGTGTATCTCGAACCTGGACAAATGGTTTTGTACGAATCTACTACTTGTTCACATGGTAGAAACGATAGATTTGAAGGTACATACTATAGAAACTTCTTTGTACACTACAAACTTAAGGATTGGCAGTATAAAGCATGATAAAATTTATACAGTTAGATCCAAATGGTTTATGTAATGCCGGCTGTTGGTTTTGTCCAGTAAGTACTTTAGGTAATCCTCCTCATCAGATAGAACAAATGCCTATCGAAGTATTCGAATCAGCTATAAAACAAATTACTGAGTTAAAAGGTGATATTATTTCTGAAGGATTACACTTTATTTACGGTTCTCACTTTAACGAAGTGTTGCTATACAGGTATTTTGAACAAATGTTACAAGTACTTACAAAATACAATCTATCGATTTGTTTACTTACCAATGGCGTACCTCTTACTATGCAAAAGGTTGAGTTAATTAATAAATACCCTAATGCAGTTAGTATGATAGCCATTAATGCTCCAGTGTTTCAAAAAAACTTATTTGAAAAAAGGACAGGTATGAAGGAACACTTGTTTGATACGTTATTGAAAAATATACAGTATGCTTACAATAACCTTTATAATAAAGACATACTACTAATACAGGTAAACGGTATAAACGAACAGTCAAACATTACAAAAGGTAAAAACTTTCCTGATTTAACTAAAAATGAACTACAAAAGCAAGTATCTCTTGCACGTTCTTTATTTCCTGGTATAAAGGTAACACAGCAGTGGAATCTAATTGATAGAGCAGGTCTTTTAAAGGACGTAATGTACAATAACCTACCTAGTGGTAAAGTAATTGGTTGTAGTAGTAGAAGAGATACTGACTGGTTACACATTTCACCTAAAGGAGATGTATTCTTATGCTGTAATGATTATGATATGGAATATACTTACGGTAATATAAACCAACAAACAATAAAAGACATATGGTTAGGTAGTAAACGTAAAGAAGTAAACAATAAAGCATTCAACGAAATTTGTACTACTTGTAGTTCAGCAATATTTAAACCATGAAAACAATTTTTGTATCTATAGCTTCTTATACAGACCCAGAGTTTGAAAATACGTTAACAGACTGTATACACAAAGCAAAACACCCTGAAAGAGTATTTATAGGTTTGTTTTTACAAGATAAACAGTCAATTATTGATAACTACCTAATAAAGTTATCTAATAGTAACATACGTACATTGACTTGTTTACCAGAAGAAGCACAAGGATGTGGTTGGGCAAGAAATACTATAATGCAAAAGCTATACAATAAAGAAGATTATTTTTTATTGGTTGATAGTCATACAAGATTTGCTCAAGATTGGGATGAACAGTACATAACTCTTTTAGATAATGCACCAAGTAAGAGTGTATTAAGTGCTTTTCCTAGACACTACGATTTACAAGAAACCTATGAAGTATACTCCAAGAGAGATAAACCTACTATTTACGTTCCTAATGATATACCTTTTGTTGGAAATTTTATTGGACCTCATAAACAAAAGTTAGCAGAAAAGAGTTACGAAAAGGTAATGAACATATCTGGTGGTAATACTTTCGGTCCAGGTAGTATAGTTGAAGGTTTAACAGTACCAGACTTTAACTTTTACGGACATCAAGAACAAGAAATATACAGTATACTACTTTATAAATGTGGTTATGACATATATGCAGTAAATAAAAACCTAATCTGGCATAAGTACTTTACCCACGGTATAGATAACTATAGAAAGGTTTATACTGAAAAAACAGTAAAAGAAAACTTTTGGCCTAAGTTAAAACACTACGGTTGTAATAAAAGAAGTGCTGACAGTTGGGTAGATGAATATAAAATTTATTGCCAATCCCTCTAAATAGGTTTTGCTCTATTTATATTTAACGGAAAAATAAACTTTTAACCTTAAAACTCACACTTATGAATAAAAATGAGTTGAAAGAGCTTGTAAAACGTTATTTTTCTCTTACTGAAATGACAGAAGAAACTAATTCCACTGAAAATACTGAAAAGCAAGCATTCGCTGAAGCTACACTAGTCGATGGGACCAAGGTGACAAATATGTCCGATGGTGAATTCGAAGTTGGTCAAGAATTGCATGTAATAACAGAGAGCGGTGAGCATGTAATAGCCCCTAGCGGTATGCATACTACTGACAGCGGAATTACTATCACTGTTGACGGTGAAGGAAAAATTACCGGCATAGCTCGACCAGATGAAGGTGGAGAAGGTTCTTTAGCTGAACATGACGACGAAATGAAAGAAGAAATGTCAGCAGAAGAAACAGAAGCCACTGAAGAAAAGACTGAATTAGCAGAACACGGTGACGAAGAAGAGATGGAAGATGAATCTGACATCAAAGAAGCGATCATTGAAGCTATCATGTCTGAAGTTGCTCCTGCAATCGAGGAGTTAAAACAAAAGATGGCAGAAGCAGAAGCAAAACTTGCTGAGCATGATGAAAAAATGGGCGAATATATGTCCAAACCAGCAGCTCAACCAACAAGTGAATCAAGATTTGCTAAAGCTAAAGCTAAGATTGAGAACCCAAGAGCAGTATACAACACTAAAAGATATGAAGCTGCTTTATCTAGAATAACAAATAAATAAATAAAGAAATGGCACTAAACGTAAGCGCACTAAACGACTTTAACGATGAGTTGGCCGGTAAAATGGTATTAGATACTGTTTATACTGGAAATACCGCAGAGTACGTAAGCATTCAAGAGGGGATAAAATATTCGGAACCTCTTAACCTAGCTTCTATCACTCCCTTTTTTCAGGGTGGTGATTCAGTATCTAATCCTTCTGGATCTGCTGAGTTCTCTCAACGTAACATCGTAGTAACAAAAAGAACAGCATATGATAGCTGGAACCTACAAACTTTAACTGAGAAATATCTTGGTAAAGCTGTATTGGAGCCAGGCTCGTATGAAGATACAATGACTATTGTTTCTGCTTTATCAGAAGACTTAGTTAAAAAAGCACAACAACAAACAGACGATTTCGTTTGGAATGCAGTATCAGGATCTACTTTTGCAAGTTCAACAGTAACACCTAATGCTGATGGATTTAAGAAACTTATCTCTGGTTCTACAGGAGGAGTAAACATCGCAACTGGAATCGGAGCTAACGTAATTACTGCTTCATCTGCATATGATCAAATCTCAACTATGCTTGAATCAGTTGACGTTAACGTTCTTGATGCTGAAGACCTAACTGTATGGTGTGGTACTTCTGTATTCCAAAGAATCATCAACGGATTAACTACTCAAAACTTATTCCACTTTGATCCTACTACAGTAGCAAAAAGAGGAGGTTTCTACGAAGTTCCACTACCTGGATACCCTAACATTAAAATTATCGGTACTTATGGTTTAAGAGCTTCTGAAAGAGTAATTATCGGACCTGCATCTGACATGGTAGTTGGTACAGACTTAGTTTCTGATACAACTAACTTTAGCATGTGGTATGACATCAACAGCGATGCACTTAAATATAGATTACGTAATAAATTAGGAGTGCAAATTGGCCATCCTTCATATTTCGTATCTAACGACCAAGCTTAATAGAAGCAAACAATAATGGGCGGTTTAGGCCGCCCTTTTATTAACTTTTTAATACTTATACTATGGCATGTGATATTACAAGTGGGTTTAGTTTAGCCTGCCGCGATAATATTGGAGGCATCAAAAATGTATACATCCTAGCAGGATCAGTTAGTACAGTAACAGCTTCATCAGGAGCTATTTCAGACATTGACGGTTCAGGGGTGTTTTACAAATTTGAACTTCCAAGAAACGTAGGCGACTTTACTGAAACTCCAACACCTAGTCTTGAGAATGGAACAGTATTCTATTCACAAGTAGTAAACATTGCCCTTCATAAGTTACAAGCTTCTATTAGAAATCAAGTAAAAGTATTGGCACAAAATCCAGCTCTTAAAATCGTTGTAGAAACGGAAAACGGGAGCGACGATAACGTAGGTCAATTCTTTTATGTAGGTCGCTATCGCGGAGCTACACTTACTGGAGGAAGCGGGACAACAGGAACAGCTTTAGGAGATGCTAACCAATATGCGTTAACATTCGAAGCACAGGAACCTTATCCATCAGAAGAGATTACCACTTCAGGTGCTCTAACTGACGCTTTAACTGGAATAACAGTTAGCTAAATATAACGGAAAAAGCAAGGGATTGGTTATGAGATCAGTCCCTTTTTTCCTATATTATAAATTATGATAAATTTTTACACCAACTTACAAACAGGTAGTTTTGTTGTTTGGCCTGAAAGTGGAAGTAGCACTACAGGTTCAGTATCAAAAGAATACTCGATGCAATTAGTAGACGATTTAGATTTAAGTTCTGGGTCGTTTTCGGTGTATAAAATAAACAACCCTACTAAGTTATCAGAATACTTAGTATTACAATATTATGGAGGAACATTTCCTTCAGCATCAGGTCAATACTCTTATACGTTATTTGAAGATATTGATACTGCTTATAAATGGATAGATGCCAACTTTACTTATGGGTATGGCGATGGTACATGGGGAGGTGAACAATCTGGTGGTAACTTACCTATTGATAGTGGAAGAGCTTTTGTTTTTGGTACTAACGATCCAGAGTTCAACAATTACACCACAAATAATGAAGATGGTGCATATATAACTTATTACACAGGGTAATGGCAGAGAAAAAATTTACATTCAAAACCTTAGATAATAGTAAACTGAGAAAGTTTAATTATCAAGAAGATAAAAAAGAGACTAAGTTCGTTAAGAACGGAGTTGATAACTTATTTCCTCAGCATATTATAGAGATGTACAATAAATCCTCTGTTAATGCTGCTTGTATAAATGCAATTGTAGAAGGAATCATTGGTGAAGGTTTAACAGCCAATGATGAAATGTACATAAAAAGAGCAAACAGTCATGGTGAAAGCTGGAATGACTTATTTGCTAAAGCAGCAATGGACTATAAGTTACATGGGTCTTTTGCATATGAAATAATTTATTCTAATGATAGACAAAGATTAGAAGCCTATCACGTAGACTTTTCATACTTAAGAGCAGAAGAAAAAGATCACAAAGGACATATACCAGGGTACTTTATTTCTACTAAATGGGATCAAAAAGCAAGGTTTACTAATAACATTTATGAAGATCAAGATGTAGAATACCTACCAGTTTATAATCCAGAAAAAGCATTAGAGGAACCTAGACAGATATATGTACATAGAGACTATAGACCTGGACAAGAATATTACCCTTTACCAGATTATGTAGCTGCTTTAAGAATTATAGAACTAGATACTTCTATAGATGATTTTCATACCAATAATATAAAAAATGGTCTAGCACCATCTCTTTCTATTACAACATTTACTAATGGTTCAGATGACCAGTTAAGAGAAATAGAAAATCAGTTAAATGCAAATTATGGGGGTACTAATAATGCTGGTAGCTTAATTTACATGGACGTACCAGATAAAGAAGTAGCACCAGTTATTACACCAATACCTCAGAATGGGGCCGACGGATACTATACCACAATTAATGATTTAGTATTACAAAAAATATTAACCGCTCATAGAATTACCTCACCTATGTTATTAGGAATTAAAACTGAAGGTCAATTAGGCGGTAGAACAGAGTTGTTAGATGCTCATTTACTATTTTTAAACCTTGTCATTCAACCTTTCCAGCAACAGATACTTACTTGTTTGGAAGGTATAATGTCTTTTATGTATCCTGATATTGTATTAGGGGTTGAACAAAAAAGACTACTAGAAGATGGAGTACAAGAAGAAGAAGTAATAGTAAGTGATGAAACAACTACTGAAGAAGAAAACGAAGTAACCAATGAACAACCTGAATTGATAGCATAATGACAACAACATTTTTAATATCCGAAGCAAAAGTAAGAGCTTTTACAAGCCTAAACAATTCAGTAGATACAGAGTTAATTAAAAATTGTATAAGAACGGCACAAGATTACTGGTTGCAAAATATAATCGGTACTGTTTTATACAATAAACTTTTATCTGACGTTGACTCATCGTCTCTAACAGGTAATTATAAAGGTTTAGTAGATAATTATATACAAGATTTTTTACTTTACTCTACATACTATGAGACGTTAGAAGAAATATATTTAAGACCACGTAATAATGGTTTACTTAGACCAAATGGTGGTGAGAACAGTGACCCTGTAGATAAGGACCTGTATGATATGAAAAGACAGAGTGTAAGAAATAAAATGGAGTACTACGCTCAACGTTTAACAAACTATATACTAGAAGAAAGTAATTTATTCCCAGAATTAGAACAAGGAGATAAATTATATGAACAAGAACCTGACTACGCTTCCAAATACAAAAATCCATTTGTAATGAAAGGTGGATACTTTTTAGACTTTGCACGAAAGTACGGTATAAGAACCTATGATAGACGATATAAACAATACCCCCAGTAAATATGGCCGCAGATTTTAACTTAACCAACCAATACATATCTGAAAGCTTTCAACAGCTGATGCAGATATCTGGTAGTATACCTGTAAATGGTTTAGGTAATACTATAACAGATTTAAACGTAACAGCTTCTTACGCAGTAACTGCTTCTTATGCACTATTAGCAGAAACAGAAATTACTTCTTCTTATGCTGATGTAGCTGGTCTTGCATTAAATGCAGATTTATTAGACGGTAAAGACAGTAGTGTTTTTGCAACTACAGGTTCAAATACCTTTACTGGAGGACAGAGTGCCACTGGAGGGTTTACAGGTAGTTTACAAGGTAATGCAGATACAGCCACCACAGCTTCTTATGCATTAAACAGTGTACCACAAGCAAGTGCATCATATGCCGCTAATGCCGGTTTATTAGATAATAAAGATGCAGCATCATTTGCAACCACTGGTTCAAACACTTTTGAAGGACAACAAACTATAAATAATAGTTCATTAGTTGTTAAT